CAAATATGATGAATTCTTTAACGATAGAGTATCAGTGATATTCAACGCCATCGAGAGAAGTGGAATACAAATACATAAACCAACATTCGAAGAATACTTCCACAAAATTGACAGTCAACAAGTCTACACTCAATACAACTTAAAGACAACCACAACAAGACCATCCAATAAGTTTAATGGTGTAAATTACGCCGCTTTAAACAAAGAAAACGGATGTAGAAAAAGCTTCCTACCTAAAAACGATAAGTTTATTGAAATGGATATTTCCGCTTATCATCCCACCTTAGCAAGTAAACTCATAAACTATGAGTTTCCAACTAGCGATATTCACCAACATTTCGCTGAGTTATATAAAGTAGATTATAAAAAGGCAAAGGAGTTGACGTTTAAGCAATTATACGGAGGAGTATTTAAGGAGTATAAGGAGCTGGAATTTTTTAGCAAGATTGAGGAGTATGTTAGTGGGATGTGGCATTTGTTTGATGTGCAAGGATATATAGAGTGCCCGGTGTCAAGTTTTGTATATACAAAGGAAGGATTGGATAACATGAACCCTCAAAAGCTATTCAATTACTTACTTCAAAACGCCGAGACATCAACAAATATTTTGGTTTTATGGGATATATTTCGTATATTGAGGGGAAATAAGACGCAAATAGTGTTATACACTTACGATTCTATACTAATAGATTACAAAGAAGGTGAAGAGGAAGTTTTAGATAATATTAGGAAGGTTTTTGAAAAATATAAATTAAATATAAAAGAAATAGAAGGTTATGATTACAGTTTTAGATAGTGAAGTCAATACGTATAACACAGAATATGACGTTATATCAACCATAGAAAATTTAAAAGATTTGAATAATAAATTATTTTGTACCTTCACAGATCTAGAGGGTTTGGAAGTGCTTATTGAAAAAATTAAAACAAGATATAGTATTATCTATAACAAATTGTTTGTCTTAGAAATTGTAGGTAAAAATGAATATGTAGTTACTTACAATGTAGAACAAGCAAATGTTAATTCTATTCCTGAAAATACTATCCTTGTTCACCGTAAAAAAGAATCAAATACCTTATACACAATAAACGCTCTAAATGAGTTAATTAAAAAACTCAATGGAGGTGTTGTTGATACTAAGTTTCCTATAGACTGGCAACACTATAGAAACTGTATCCTACTAACTCAACATAATGAGTTAAACCAGCTAAATACAAAAATCTACAAAATTATTGAATTGTAGGTTGGAGTATTAAAAATTAGTTATTATATTTAGTTACATATAAACAGTTACAATAAAAATTAGTTACATTTATGGATTTATCAGTATTAAAACAAAAATTGGATACCCTCCAATCAAAACCACAGGGCGGTCAAAAGACCGATTACTCAACTATTTTTTGGAGACCTACAGTAGGTAAACAACAAATTCGAATTGTACCATCTGCGTACAATACAGCTAACCCATTTACAGAACTTAAGTTCTATTATGGTATTACAAATAAAGTTATGATTTCACCTCTTAATTTTGGTGATAAAGACCCAATTGCTCTATTTTCTGGAAAACTACGTGAAGGTGAGTATAATAAAGAAAATTATATTTTGGCTAAAAAGTTAGATGCTAAAAACCGTATTTTTGTTCCTGTAATAGTACGTGGAGAAGAAGATAAAGGTACTAGACTATGGCAATTTGGTAAACAAGTATATGAGGAGCTACTAGCATTGGCAGTAGATGATGAAATTGGAGATTATACTGATATTGTAAATGGTAGAGACCTTACAATTGAAACAGTAGGACCAGAATCTACAGGTACTCCTTATAATAAATCATCAGTACGTGTTCGTTTGAAAACATCACCACTTAGTGAGGATGCATCATTAGTAGAAAAATGGACAAGTGAGCAACCAAACCCAACAGAAGGTTTGTTTAAACGTTACTCATTTGATGAAATGAAATCTGCTCTAGAAAAATGGTTATCACCAGAAGAAGATTCTGAAGAGGTAGTTGTTGCACCTGTTGTAACTAAACCAACCACAAACTTTAGTTTAGATACTACCAAAGCTAAACAAAGTAAAGTAGATCAATTTGATTCTTTATTTGATAGTAAAGATAGTACTAATAATAGTGATGATCTACCCTTCTAAATATGGCGAAAAAAGTATCAAAGTCTCTCTCGGCGGCAGTGTCCGCCGAGATTAAGAGCAAATTTGATCTAAATAAGTTTAAATCATCTAAAGGTTTAAATAAAAACGTCAAATTTAAGGATCAACAGTGGATACCACTATCACCTGCTTTCCAAAAAGTAGCTGGAGTGCCTGGCATTCCAATGGGACATATTTCACTACTTAGAGGACATTCTGACACAGGTAAAACAACTGCATTATTAGAAGCAGCAGTAGCATCTCAAAATATGGGCATACTCCCAGTATTCATCATTACTGAGATGAAATGGAATTGGGAACATGCTGCTCAAATGGGGTTAGAAGTTAACCTAATTAAAGATGAAGATGGTGAAGTTATAGACTATGAAGGTAATTTTATCTATGTAGATAGAGAAACACTTCATACAATTGAAGATGTAGCTGCATTTATTATGGATCTACAGAATGAACAGAAAAAAGGTAATTTACCTTATGACTTAGCATTCTTTTGGGATTCAATTGGATCTATTCCTTGTGCAATGTCAGTTGAAAAACTGAAAAACAACAATGAATGGAATGCTGGAGCAATGTCAACACAATTTGGTAACACAGTAAACCAAAGTATTGTAATGTCTCGTAAAGAATCATCACCATATACTAATACATTAATTGCAGTTAATAAAGTTTGGACAGCAAAAGCTGAATCACCTATGGGTCAACCAAAAATGATGAATAAAGGTGGAATGGCTATGTGGTATGACGCAACATTTGTAGTTACATTTGGTAATATCTCAAATGCTGGAACATCTAAAATTAAAGCAATTAAAGGTGGTATGCAAGTAGAATGGGGAAAGAGAACAAATTTACAAATTGATAAAAACCATGTCAATGGTATGCAATCAAGAGGTAAAATTGTTATGACAAACCATGGTTTTATCCAAGACACCGATAAGGATAAAAATGAGTATAAAAAGGAGCATGCTGATGAATGGTCTAAAATTCTAGGAGGAGGACAATTTAAAATTGTAGAAGACCAAGAAGACACCACACCTATCCTTTACGATGTAGAGGACTTATAGAAAGTAAAACATGAAACATAAAGAATTATTTAGCTTACTGGACGAAGTTCAGGAGCAAGGGGAAGAGACTGTATTGAAAAAACATGACAAAGTATTACTAATAGATGGATTAAATCTATTTTTTAGAAATTTTGCCATGATGAATATGGTTAATCCTGATGGAGTCCATATTGGAGGGTTAGGTGGATTTTTTCGTTCTTTAGGTGCCATGATTAGACAAACTAACCCCACCTCTGTTTATGTAGTATTCGATGGAGCAGGTTCAACAACCAACCGAAAGAACTTGCTCTCCGAGTACAAAGGAACAAGAAATTTACAACGTATTACTAATTGGGAAGCATTTGATAATATTGAAGAAGAACACGATTCTAAAATTGATCAAATCGTTCGTATCATACAGTATCTTAAATTACTACCTGTTAAAACTACTATAATTGATAAAGTAGAAGCTGATGATATTATAGCAGTATTAGCTGAGAAATTAGTTGAAAAACATAATTCAACTTGCTTTATAGTATCTAGTGATAAGGATTTCTTACAGTTAGTAACTGATAAAATTATTGTATATAGGCCAATGGAGAAAGAATATTATACTCCAAAGGTTGTAGAAGAAAAATTTGGTTTATTACCTCATAATTTTATTTTACATAAAGTATTATTAGGAGACAACTCAGATAATATTAGGGGTATTAAAGGATTAGGTGCTAAAGGTATATTTAAAAAATTCCCTGAATTAAAAACCGAAGAATTAACACTTCAAGACATCTTCGATATCTCAGCTAGGAAATTTAAAGACCATATCGTATATTCACGAATCGTTCAGGATCAGGATAGACTTGAAACTAACTATAAGGTTATGGATTTAAGTATTCCTATGATAGATGATAGAGAAAAAGAATATTTAGATGATTTAATTGGAGAAGAATTTCCAGAGTTAAACTCTGAAATGTTTGTACAGTTTTATAATACTGATCAACTAGGAGGAATGATTAGGAATTTAGAAACATGGTTAAAAGATATATTTTCACAATTTAAAGGTTATAAAGATTAATGACACTCAACTCGATTAACCAGTATGGTCACGAATTTCAAATAAAGGTTTTATCATCTTTATTAACTCATAAGGAATTCCTAATAAACATACATGATATCATATCTGATGAATATTTTGAAAACCCAGCACAAAAGTGGGCTATAAAGGAAATTCTTAAGTATTATGACAAATACCACACAGTTCCTTCTTTAGACATATTAAAGGTTGAGTTACAAAAAGTAGACAATGAGGTATTACAAATATCCATTAAAGAACAACTAAAGGAAGCGTATGTCACATCAGATGAAGATTTAGAATATGTTCAAGAAGAGTTTACTAACTTTTGTAAAAACCAACAACTAAAAAGAGCATTAATGTCATCAGTTGATCTTCTTAAAGGAGGGGATTTTGATGGTATTCGTTTTCTAATTGA